TTTTGATAGCAGCCATGTTGGGGATAACTTTGGTTTTGTTTATAAAATTACCAATCTCCTCAACGGTAGACAATACATTGGGAGAAAGTATTTTTGGTCGTTCAGAACACCAAAGGGAAAGAAACGAAAGGTCAAACAAGAAAGTGATTGGAAACGGTATTATGGGTCATGTCCAGAATTAAAAGAGGATATTGAGAAAGTAGGTAATAAAATCTTTTTTAAGAGGGAAATACTTTCACTACATAAGACTAAGGGAAAGACGAACTTTGAAGAAACTCGTCAGTTGTTTCTCAATAATGTTCTTACAGAATCTCTCAACGGAACACCCGCATATTACAATAGCAATATTTTAAGTCGTTATTTCAGGAAGGATTATTATGAAGACTCTTGATAAGTTATGGGAGATGTGTTCTACTATCAATCCTGATTTTGAACTTGAAGAACATGAAGAAGATATTATTGTAGTAAGAAATATCTTTAAGTACCCTAAAAAGATGCGTGACTTTCAAGACTTGCTATCTAAGTGGGAGTCTTGTGGTAATGCAAAACCAGGACTGATGACACTAAAGATGCCTTCATGGACAGGTAATCGCATTGCTGAGAATGTACTCGAATTTGAGACATACTCTCCCGAGGCAACTGAGACTGAGTATATCTACTTCTATTGGAATAACACTATGAAGTTTGATAGAAACCCTACAAGTCTGCAGACTGGTAATTGTTTACTTCCTCACAATGATCCACCAGAACCAGGAGATGATGAAAAGGAATCTATTATTGGATTGGTTAATTTAAATCAGAGACCAGTTAGGACTGGATTCTGGACAATGAATGGAAAGATGTATGGTGATGAAGCAACTCTAGATGAATTGGGTGACTATGTTGTTGACATCGATGAGAAGAATTATAAGGAAAGAATTAATAATGGTATCCTTGATAATGTACTAAATATCGAGTACGGATTCAACGATGCTATTTTCTACAATGCTAGGTCGTTGCATCAACCGTGGATAGATGAGTTTTACACTAGAGATAATCCTAGAATTATGTTGAGACTTTCTTACAATATTCTTCCTGATGGTATTGACGATGATGAAGAGGAGTGCTATGATGACTGAGTTGCAGAAGAAACATGGACGATCAAGTTATCGACTCAGTTACATGCACTATTGAATGGGCAAAGGATAGACTTATGAATCCTGAAGTCGAGTGGGAAGATGCAGCAGCACTTGCTTGCGAGTTTCGAGAGTGGTTAGATAATGATGAAATCGACCTCCTTTATCTTGACAAATTCGACTCAATGCTTTATACTTTGGAGGTTGAGATTCAAACCTCAACTGCGGTAACTCCCTTGGTAGTTCAGAGTTAGCGGCGATAGGAACTACCGCTTGGTTCAGTAGCTCAGTTGGATAGAGCAACTGCCTTCTAAGCAGTCGGTCGCTGGTTCGAGTCCAGCCTGAATCGTTTGCCTCTTTTTTATGAAATCTTTAAGTGAGTATGAATTTGGTGGCCTTAAAAGGCATCCCTGTAATATACTACGATTGATTAGTGAGTTAGAAGGATCCTATCAACTCTGTAAGTTTATGGGTTTTGAAGAGGATATGAAAATCCTTGAGGAGATGAAAAAACCATACTATAAACTATACTTCAAACTCAAGAAAGAAGAAGACAATCCTCTATAGCTCAGTTGGTAGAGCACGGAGTTGTTAAATCTGTTGTCCCAGGTTCGAGTCCGATATTCCGTTTCTTAATAATAATTTTATAGTTGTAGTTCCTAAATAGGAGATTATTAATACGACTATACTATGTTTTCTGTAAGATGTAAAAAATGTAATACTGAATTGACTAGCACTTCTAAAGTTCAATCTTGTGGGTGCCCAAATCAGATGATACTAAAAGATGATAAGGTTTCTGCTGCAGATCTTAGTGAAGTATTGATAACTAAATCTAATAAAAGTAGTGATAGTAGCAGCACATTCTCAAAATCCGAATTAGAATATCAAGAGAACCGTAGAAAACGGAAGGTTCGTAAACTTGATTTTGAGGTAAGGTAGTGAATTCTATCTACTATACAACATATCTTGTCCTGTTAATTTTTATTGCACTTGTTGCAATAGGTGGGTACGAGTCTACAATGCGGTTAATTCAATACGTTGACTTACAACTTCGCATGATGATTATCAATGTTCAGTTGTATTTCATGAGACGTAAACTGGATAGGCAAATGAGATTATTCCACAAAAAGTACGGAGACAACAATGTCAGGAACAAAAACCTGCCCTAAGTGCGGTGCTACTTGGGTAGACGGTCAGCACTATTGGAGTGGGACTGGAGCACTTGGAAACGAGGATGATCTTGCTGGATTAGTGTGTAATAAGTTAGGAAATGATGACTGTATCAACCCAAAACGTGGTTCAGAGACTGGAATTACGTGGCAAGATAGGATGGATTTCCTAAATAAAAGACAAAATGAGATGGACCAGTAATGCCAAGGGGGAGAATGCTCAAGGTTGATATCGAATCCAGAGTCTACGAATTAAAGACGGAAATTTTCAATGGTAAGTATGATGGTGCTAGTGAAGACTGGTTGGACGGGGCTCATTATTCTTTAAATAAAATTCTAGAAATTCTACAAGAATACAGCAATTAATGAACCCAGAAGAAAATAACGAGTTTTACAAATCTCTTAGAGAAAGAATCAAACAACTTCGCATGTACGATGGCATCCTAGATGATTCCTACGATGATGACGAAGAACCAGATGTCTTTATAGGAGACGGTTGGGACTGCCGTCTCAGTTACGATCTAAATGATGATGACTTGACAGACCTCTAAAGAAACCTTATAATTAGTATGTTCGGGATGTAGCTCAGAGGTAGAGCACCTGCTTTGGGAGCTGGTGGCCGCACGTTCGATCCGTGTCATCCCGACTGCCGCAAGGCAAGTATAGTATTTCCTTGATAATAATGGATCCAAGTAATAAGCATGTCATCTGTGGTCATCCAGCAGTCTTTTATGAAGAGGCTATTCCAGATAAACTGGTAGACCTGATGATCGAAGAATTGCCAAAGCATACAAATGATTTTGCTGAGGCAGAGGTTGGCAGTGAGAATAAGGGGGAACTTATCTTAGAGATGAGAAGGTCTAAGATTTCGTGGATGTATGAAAATGATTGGGTATCCTCTGTATTTTCTCACTATTTTCATATTGCTAACAAATATGTATGGCAATATGATCTAAATTGTATTCATGGTATTCAGATTACCAAGTATGATAAGAATGATCATTACACTTGGCACTCTGACTATGGAACGACCGAAGACAATCGTTTCACTCGCAAATTGAGTGCAACTTTGTTGATTACGGATCCTTCTGAGTATCAGGGTGGTGACATGGAGTTTATTGACTATCATAATAACCTCAGAGTTGCTCCTCGTAAAAAAGGAACAATGATTATCTTTGATGCCCGTGTTCCTCATAGAGTCACACCAGTTACCAAAGGTCAGAGGATTTCACTAGTGTCTTGGATGCTAGGACCAAAACTGCGATGAAATATGGAAAAGCAAAAGACAACTGAAGAGAAGACGAACGAGTCATACGAACCACCTGATGAACTGCCACAGGAGGACTTCGACGAGGACTATATCGAGTGGTATCATAATCATAACCAAGGGTCATGATCCCACTGCTCCTTTAGCAATCTGGTGAATGCACCGAACTCATAATTCGGCTAAGGTGAGTTCGATCCTCACAAGGAGCATCGGGGTTGATTTTCAACTCCTCTTACTGTATACTATTGGTGTAATTAACAAAGGACAATGACAATCACTGCCAAGTTCAAGAAGGATCTGCCCATTCTTCGTTCTGCTGCAAACGGCGAACTTCTGCTTGACGTAAAAAATCCAAAACTTTTTAAGAAAGTTCGTCGTTACTATGAGAACAACGGTGTTGTGTTCTCGGGTGATCCTCTTGATGATTATGATATTCTCATGGAGTGGATCTCTCACGATCTAGATGCTGTAGAGGTTGCTTGATGATCAATGTAGAAAATATCAAAAGTTCTAACATTCCTTTTGATCATTTCATCATGGATGACTTTCTTCCATATGAACTGGCAAAAGATTTGAGTGATGAATTCTTTGATTTCGACTCAGAACTTTGGTATTTCTACAATAATAAAATAGAAAATAAAAAAACATTATCTGATTGGGGGAGGTTTCCTAAACAAACCTTCTCCATATTTTCGTATTTTTGCTCGGAAGAGTTTGTAAGTATACTAAAGTCTATTACTGGTATCAAGAGTTTATATCCAGACTATGGATTGCATGGTGGTGGATGGCATATGCATGGACGTGGAGGAAAACTAAACGTTCATAAAGATTATTCTATTCATCCAAAGATTCCTCTTCAACGAAAACTAAATCTGATCGTTTATCTTGGTCAGGGTTGGGATCCAGATTGGGGTGGTGCATTAGAGTTTTGGTCTAATGATGTAGAAACAAATAAACCCAAGAACAGGATTGTAGAAATTCCTGCACTGTTCAATCGTGCTGTTTTATTTGACACTACGCAAGATTCTTGGCATGGTCTTCCTTCTGAGATTACTTGTCCAGAAGGATTCTACCGAAAGAGTCTAGCAATCTATTACCTTACAGACCCTGATAGAACTGCTGAGAACAGAAATCGTGCTTTGTTCGCACCGTATAAGGAGCAGAAGAACGATCCTGAAATCTTAAAATTTATCGAGCAGAGGTCTAAGTGACGACTTCTGTGCTATACTAATCTTGTTCATCTAAATACCCCATGAAAGTTCTTCTAGAACGTTTCCCCTATCGTTATGTTGAGTGCGGAACCCTTGAGAATGGATTCCCTGACTACCGCATTCAAAAAGCACATTACTACACCAAACGGTATAGTGACATGTATCTTCT